GTGTCCAGTTGATCTTATTGGAAGTATCAGCTTCCAGCATGTTGAAATCGACGGGGATAGTCATTTTCAGAGTATCCTCATCGTTCCGGTAAAGGACATACCGGTTTTTCGTAATCCCGCGATCCGTGTTGATTTCGCTGTCAGAATATGCCAGGGGAAGAATTCTGAAATTCGGATTATTGGTCATCTGCTGCAGCGCTTTGGTAAGATAGGTAAGCTTATCAACATTGGGATAAGTATTACTTACAGGATCAGCAAGACCCATATAATCGTCTGAAGGAATTACGAAGGTGTCAGGCATCGCAGTTCTCTGAGAGTTCGCCCAGTATGCAGCAAGAAGTCCTTTGACCAGTGCGGAGAACTGAGTCTCTGACATGGTGCTGATTGGAACGGTGATCAGCGACGTGTTGATATTTACTGCGCTGTCGTTCAGGAGACCGGTGATAGTACCGTCAGGGTGTCCGAGAAAACCAGTTTCCTGCATACCAAGATCCCAGTTTTTCTTTATGCTTCGAAGCTTCGCTTCGACTACATCCCAATTACCAGCGGCAGCCGCCTTGCTGATTTCCATGATAGTCCAGCCGGTCTGTTTCGCCCATGTTTTTGTCGGCATGGTGATAGGAGTAAGCCCTGCCCCTACCTGAGCCACACGGCCGGTTTCTGTCTGGATATCTACATCACCCTGATAGAAAGATCCTCCGGTATTAAACACAAGGTTCTGTACCAGGGTTTCCATCCATGCGCCTTCACCGACATCTACCGGGAAATAATCCGCGATAGGAATTTCATAGAACTTCTGCTCTACGATTTTCGACCGGATAAAGGTCAGAGTATCGATGATATATTGATAACCAGCAGACGTGGTATCAATATCTCCGTTTGCGTTCAGAAGCCGGTGACCGTTGATGAACTTCGGGTAAGGAACGCTGTTGAAAAGTCGTTTAATAGTATTATTTTTCATTTCCTACTCCTTATGTGCTCACCGCAACGGGTTTAATCAAGACGCGGAGCATGGAACCATCACCTGCGGCCTTGTCGAGTGCGATACCGAGAATATCACCGGTAGTAGCGGTTACAACTTCACCGGGAGATGCAAGTACTGCGGAAACTGAAGCACCACGAGCAATTGCAGCAGAAGCTTCAAGCCACATAACCGAACCTTCTCCGGCAACCTGTACCAGTGCCCCATCGGTATTGTTATTATCTTTTGTGCTGTAAACACAGACCCCGAAAGAACCGCCGTCATTTATATCTGCCATTTCGTCCACAATGGGAGGCCCTACGATATCATCTGATCCGAGGTCGATAAGCTTGCAAGGTTCCCCGGGGGAAAGTTCAGTCCCATCGGTGGACGAAGCATCTTTGAACCGGCAGGTAAAAACGTTCGGATTTGGATTAGTTGCGAGGTCAAGTTCGCCGACAATAGCAGTCTGGCGAAACTGGTTCATGTTCTGGGTACTCATTATGCGTTACCTCCCTGTTTTACGGGCGAACCATAGCGGGCGCGTCCGGCTGCGATTCGGTCTGCAGAAGTCTTGATATTTGGCTTTACATCTTCACCCTGGTTGATCAATTTCTTGACCTTACGGGCCTTCGAGTTCTGCATCTGTTTTGCTTCATCAACGACTTCTTCGGCGTCTTCTTCAAGACCTCCGTCAATCTCGTTTTCCATTGTGTCGTCGCTTTTACGGTTTTTATAGGCGTTGATCATGTCACCTACTTTTACGCGTTTTCCTTTAACTTCTACTTCATCGTCAGCGTTGAGCATTGTTGACTCTTCCGCCCGTTCTGCCTGATATACCTTAATCAGTTCTTCAAGCGGAACCTGTTTGCCGTCAATTTCAACGTAACCGTCTGCGTTTTCAATGACTTCCTCTTCCTCTTCAGGTTCAGGAGCGGGAGGAGCTTCGTTTTTTACAGTTTTCTTGTTTTTGAAAAATAGCTTTGCCATTTCTTCTCCTTTGCTATTCCATATTACCCGTGCTTGTTCATAACGTGGGTTAGGAACGATTGCCATATGGACATATTCTCCGTCGAGAACTTCCTCGGCATAATCCACATTGTTGAACGTACCTCCCTCATCATTTAGTTCGGTAACGTCATAAGCACAAGACGCAGAAAATCCATCATCGATGTTTTTTATGGTATCTTCATCCCATATCATCGCATCGACATAATACCATCCTGATTCCTGGTCATAACCGGAGGAAGAGATTACACCATCAGCGAACTGTTCCGGCGCATCGCCGTTTTTCAATGATTGAAAAAGTTCGTCAGGTTCTTTGTCAGTATGAGCCATATTGACAACGGGCTTACCTACGAAAGAGGCCATCATTTTATCAAGTGCAGGCTTCTGCACGAGAACGCGGCCGATACCTTCCGCTGTGTAATCTGCAAGCCCAGGCGTTATGTAGTAGATTCTGCATCTTTTTGGAACAGCATTTTTAAGCTTTGCCATGTGTTTATTATCAGCACATATTTATTTTTTGTCAATGATTGTGTTTTTATCTATTTTATACCCATGTTTTATAATTCAATACACTCCATATTGTTGATTGACTAACACCATATTTTTTAGCAAGTTCTGTTTGATTTGGTTTTTCTAAAGATCTTATATGATCAACAATATCATGAGTCAATTTAGTATCTGACCTATTTCTATAATTCTCACAATTTATTATCCATCTGCAATTATCCGGTTCGTAATTACCGTCATTGTCTATTCGGTCTATTTGATGTTTTTTGGTCGGCCTTCTTCCCATATCTTCTATGAAATTCTCAAACTTTTCCCATCTCTCGCATACTTTTATTCCTCTTCCTCCATATCTGTAATACATATCACTTTTTGGATTATCACATCTATATCTCATTGTATTCCATATACCGTATTCCGGCCATTTAGACATTCCGTGATAAAAGAATGCTTGTTTTGTCGGATCACCATATTTTCTGAATATTTGATAATGATTATTACACATTCCTTTTTTTTCCGCTTTATTTCCACAACCTTCAACACTACAATTAGAACCATAGTTAATTATTCTTTTAGTTTTAAAATTATTTAAAGTTCCATATTTTTGAGCTCTCTGATAATGTTTACTACACAATCCTCTTCCAACAGCTTTTTTGTTACAGTTATCTATTATGCAAACATCCATATTTATATTATATAACTATTTTAGTCTTTGTGCAATCCTATGCCTTTACAGGTATAGCAACACATCTGCATAAGAAGTCTTGTCCCGGGTGAGAATCAAGAGCTTCAATACTGCGCTTGCTTTTCCATAGTCCTTTTCGTGCGGATTCTATAGAATCCGCGAATACCGAAGGATCGTCGAATCGACATATCTTCCCCTGAAGTGCATGATGGTTCCCGTGACCTTTCGACGGGTCGGGCCATTTCCCCCCGGGCTTACCGACTACCCGCGAATCGTTTGAGGTTGACCACCGGTAATACTCGACACCTGATTCCGTATATCTTTCTCGCTGAACATCTGAAAAGAAAAGCATTGTCTCATTCCGTGCCAGAAACTTCGCCTTGCTCATAGTGGTATTATATTCCGAAGCAATAAGTCGTTCCATTTCCCTGCGGTTATATCCGGATAAAGCTGACTGTTTCACCATTTCGCGTAGACGGATTACCTGGTCATCGGTCCATTGCTTAATATACAGGTTCATATTCTCGGTATATTCTTCGGTAAGCCGTGCCGACAATTCCGGTGTCATATCAATAGATATTCCTATTTTCTTCATGGAATCACCGGCAATTTCTGAAGCGCCCCTGATAGTCTCATCGACTGAATAGGTAAATTCGTCCACCATTTTTGCAGATCTATCCGGTATCCGTGCTACTACGCTATCAATTCTCTCTGCTATTTTCCTCATACGATCATTGACTACATTTGCAGCTGCTATGATGTTTGACGGAGGAATTCCCTTCCATATCTTTTTGTGTGGATAAAACTTCATTCCAAGTTTAGAAAGCTCTCTGGAAATTGGAATATTAAACTCTCCGGTAAATACACCGTTTTGATAATGGACTTTTCCTGACCGGATAGCATCTAAAAGCGGAGATTTCGCGTTATAGATTTTTTCGGTCTTGAACAGTTCAAGTATTTCGCGCCAATACAGATCATAGAAATAGTATTCAAGCTCTTTCTGTATTTTTTCATAATGCTTTTCACTGAATTTGGAGGACATTAGAGCCCCGCTTTTTTCAGTTTTGAGTAGTAATCGGCGTCTTCCATCAGATGATCAAGCGCTATCTGCTTAGCCGATTCCTTATCGTCTGCGTGCTCAAGTTCAACCTGGATACCCATTTCAAGTTCTTTAGGATCGTATTTCAACTTATCGCCTTTCTTGTATAATCCGGTGCGGGATAGCTCTTCAGACATTTCGCTGTTTTTCTTGCAGTAGATGCGGCGTGGAGAATTGTTTTTGATAGATTCAGAATCAGGATCAAATTCACCTGAATTATCTGTTGCTGATTTTATTTGATTTGGTTCAAAGACAACTATTTCTTGTCCGTCTTTATATATGACACCATCATACCCTAATTTTTTTAATACTGTTGTAAAATCTTTTGAATTAAGAAAATTATTGTAAAAAATTATATCGTCAAGATTGGTATCTTTATCAAGCTTTTTTATTTCTGGAATGGATTCCTCTTCTAAAAATGACAAAATTGAAGTGAGAGATGATGATTCTTTTTTTCTTTCTTCATATCGTTCTCTTTGTTTATCTTCATAAATTTTATTGAGTTCATTTATTATTTCTTGATCTAATATTTCTTTATTATCTTGATATGTATAAGGATTCCTAATATTGGCATATAGATTTAAAACATACCCTGGTTTTTCTTCTCCCCTTGCTTCTGCTGTATAAAAATCTGCATATTCCTTATTTTTAGTCAGATAAAAACCCGATCCACGCGCCCCGCTATCTAAACTTCCTATTTTATCTTTGCTGAATGTATCAAAGTTTTCTCCTGACCCATGATATACAACAAGAGGGTCGCCATTTTTATCTACAACCTTGCTTGCGTTTTTAAAGTCGTTTTCCCAATCTCCAAACCAATTCTTAAAACTTGGAGTACGCACCTGTATCCATTGACGTTCATTTAATTTGCTTTCTTTCCCATTTGGTGCTTTCATCCATTCAGATTTTCCTTCATATTGTTTTTTTATTTCATCATATTCTTGTTTTGGATCTTTTTTCTTACTATCACTCGAAGATCCTCCACCACTTCCGAACTTACCATCAGCGGCACGAGGATGTTTTGATTCATCCCATTCAGCATTTTTGATTTTTTTCTTTCGAAAGATGCGGAGAAGAGATGAATTATTAAATTTATCCTTTAAAGGTTTAACATTTACCATAAGAGGTTCGCCATCAGAACCCCTCCATGGTATTTCATACCCAACATACCATTCAACATCAGTTTTATCTACATCCTGAAACAATTCATATGATGTAGATGTTTTATCTTCTCCAGAAGTTTGCATAAAAGAAACGCCTCTTTCCATTATCCCTTCTGCAAAGTTCTTTGATTTACCACTTTCTGGAGATTTCCCATATCTCCATCCTACTGTAAATTTTGGTTTATCATACCCATAAAATCCAGATTCAAAAGAAGAAGAAGACAATGGACCTAACTCATAATCCCATGGATATATTGGATCATTTGAATGCGCATCTTGCTGTAAAGCATTGTCATAAGAATATCCAGGATATTTATTTCTTAGTCTTTCCCCATCTGAATATCGTTTATCAATATTTTTTTTTATTGATTCTTCATAATATTCATCTTCACTTGCGTTCTTTGCTTCATTAGGAACTTTTATTTCTCCTCCGACAACTTTTATTTTATTTTCTGTGAATCCTGATTTATCCTCGTCTTTATCCGACGAACTTCCCCCACCACTTCCGAACTTACCATCAGCGGCACGAGGATGTTTTGATTCATCCCATTCAGCATTTTTGATTTTTTTCTTTCTGAATATCTTATGCCCTGAATTCTTGCGTTCTTCACTTAAGCCTATAGCAATTGCCTGATCTTTATCGGTTACGGTTTTACCCTGCGGAGTTTTCAAAGTGCCTTTCTTAAACTCTCGCATAGTCTCTTCTATGCCTTTGTTCTGGATATTACGGATAACACGGTATCCGCTCCCTTCATCTTCTCCCGCAAGCTTCCCGGGTAATGCGCTGTCCTCTATACCTGACGGCCCATTCGGTGGTTCCGGGTTTGGATTAGCGCCTGTCTCAACTTCGGTCTCAATATCGACAACTCCGGATTTCCGTAATATCTGCATGGCTTCCTGGGAGCTTAGAAGACCACGGTCATACAGACCCATGGCACGATTATATTCTGAGTCTTTAACCTGTTGCTCAACTTCGGGGGTCTGTTCACGGAGAGAAGGAAAAGTGAACTTGAATTCCGGTACATACCCGAAAAGATGAGCCATGGTTACTTTCAGCATTTGACGTATCCATGGACGGAGCGGTGACCGGATTTCGCTCTCTATCATTGCGTTATAGTTTTCGAGATCAGATTCCCCGGTATTAAAACCGGATGCAGACATTCCGAAAAGCTTTGTCATCGGAATACGAAGAGCTGCAGCAACTCCCATTCTGTTCTGCTGCATGATTTCGGCAAGTCCTGCAAATCCCATTTGCTTTTGCTGATAGTCTTCATTGGAATCGAGTACCAGAGCATTCACATAATTTTTTATTTCATTGGCTGCCTGCACCCTGGTAGTAATTGCAGATGTTCCGCCTGCTGTCATGAGCTTTGCAGCAAGCCCTTGTATTTTATAAATATCTACTTTAGCCTCATCGAGTATTTCAAAGTTGACATCCTGTGTTTTCATGTACAAGTTAAGATCTCGGATCATCCGCTCCCCTTCAGACATCCCCCAGCCGCGTAACTGCCGACGGACATAATGCGGAGCGCGTTTTCCCTGTCCACGGAGAAAACGTGACGAGTGTATTGGCTCTCCGTATAAATTGATCATACCGTTACTCGCAAAAATATAAGAATCCCAATCATCAAAGTAAGCAGCGTTAACGTCCATCTGCCATCGGTCTATGTCGTAAAACTCTATAGCTTTGTTCTTTAGGTTTTTAAGTGACAGCGGCTTTTCCGGATCCTGATCGGTGTTTATCATGATCGCACCACCACCGAAAAGACGTACCCACGTCCAAGCATTGAGGATCGTATCCCATACTCTGTTATCTTCCCAGTAATCAAGGACAGAATCGATATCTGTGTTATCCATTTCCCCTGATTCTATTTCGATTCCCTTGCCGATAGCATCCTGAATAGGCAGCTGTATCGCAGTCTGAAATATACCATTCCCAGTGTACATGTAAGTGAGGATTATTCTATTCAGAGTCAGGAGGGTATAGTTGTTAGAAAATGCTTGTGTTCCGTAACTTGAAAGGTAACTTCCACCGGTCCCTTGTGATGATATCTGACGTGTAAGGTCTGTAAGCGAATTATTCAGAACCGATGGTTTCTTATTGTATCGCCTTCTTCTACTCATTTCTTTATGATACAGTTACTTTCCCATATTTGCAATAATGCGTTATGATATGCTTTCCCCCATCAGTTCCAATAACGATTCTATAGCCGACATTTCAGATAAGCCATTGCAATATATTCCCATGCTGCTGGCGGTATAGATTCCTTTCCCGTTATTAGATACCAGGATATTATGCTCTGTCATAATCCTTGATATCTTTTTTCGTTCACATAGATTTTGATACACGGTGATAAGCAGGATAAATACTATTATGGCGTATATGACGACGACTAATATCATTTTATTACCTCGTTATCGAGTCTATTGTGACAACGGAATCATTTCCCGTTGATCCATCTTTGTAACCGTCTATATAGGCGAAATTGCATAGGAGCGTGAAGACTATGGACAAAACGGTTATTATTGCTATGTAGGTTATGTCTTTATCAGTCATTTTTCAATCCCCCTGTTTCGTATTGCGTCGCCATTATAATCAATCATCCCTCAACCTCCATTCCTTCATCGCTCATAGATAAATTTCGTATTTCCTCTAACTCAGACTTAAGAATGTCGTAATTGTTCTTCCAATATTCAGCCGCCTTCATGGCTCCTTCTTTGTTGGCCTTTAACATTTCGATTTCTATTTCTAATTCTTTAACATCCCCATCTTTACACCAACGAGGTTCATTTCTGTTACCCGCAGGTATATATTCATATTCTACGCCGTCATTATAAATGACGTACCTTTTTATTTTTTCCATATCAATACTCCTTCCCGTGCTTCACCGGCCGGGTACGGTTGTCAATTTGTTCCTGAGTCATGATAACAGCTCCTTCACCTCTTCCCATGTGCGGCCGGTGGCTTTCTCGATTGCTTTAATTCTATTTCTTTGCGTCATTGAATTCCCTCCGTTGTATATATGAGTTTTAAAATCATAAAGCTCATATTCAGCTGAAGACCATATCAACGCTTCAAGCATTTCACACATAATTTCATCCCATCCGTCCTTTCCTGGGGTAACACCAAGTTTCTCAATTATGCTTTTATCACTCACTGTCTCTCTCCTTCATCATTTTATCTTCAAGATCGTATTTTCCCTTTTCTTCGTCTTTTTCGTTCCACCAAGTGGGACGCCCGCATATCTCGCAGAATCCGTCTATATGCCATGTTCTTTCCTGGCAATATTCACAAAACTCTCTTGTAATCATGTCACTCATAATCTCTCCTTTAAGTTATAGTAACACATATATGTCACATAATCAAGCATAAAATAGGCCGGTATTTCTACCGACCATTATATTATTCCAGGATTGGGACCGACAGGACTCGAACCTGCATGGGCGTGGAGGTTATATTAGCCTTGATCCACCGCGAACCTTACCCTGCCCTGGGTGGCACTCGCGTTGCGTCTACCAATTCCGCCACAGTCCCAAGTTGCGCCACGATCCCCCGGCGCCCGGTAACCGCTCTATAAGCCTGCCGGTTTTAGTTCAGTGCGGTAGCAGGCAATTAAGGCTTTCCGATACAACAGTATTTCAGTTGCCATTGTTTGCCTTTAACCAGTGTCCGGCGTTGGCCCGGAGGTGAGCGATCTGGAGATTTGACAACCGGACGAACCTATGACCTTTTCAGGCTCTCCCAACGTAACGTTGCTCACTGCGTATCCTCTCATCCGCCTTCCGGCAGACTCACTGGTTGCCGTCTTTCCGGCTGTCAGACATGGTCCATAAAATGATGGACAATACCGGCATGCGGATTTGAACCGCAAATGGCCAGCGTCCTTTTGATGGACTCTCAGCGCTTCCATGCCGATCGGTGTTTCTAAGTGTTTCGCCTCACTCACATTCATTGACTATCTAATCATTCCTCCTTTTTCCTTTACCCAAGAAACTGTAACACGGTTATTTTATACTGTCAACTACAAAACGTCAAGAACAGAAATATCATATTCGGTCTTTTCTTCTATTGCGTAACGGCATGCAGCTATTCCATCGTCTTTGAACTTCACCGGTTCATCGAGTACGTTTCCGTCTCGATCCTCTTTCCATTTATACGACATAGTTTCCGATGCAAGTCCAGGGCAGCGATTAGGATCTATTATCCACTTGCCACGGTTCAGCCATGATATCTGCTGTCGTACACTATCCGGACCCTTCTTTGCAGGATTTATGTTATACCCCGCATTCTGCCAGTCTTTTATGGATTTAGGCTCCGCGCTATCTGCCGTACATCTTTGAAATTTATCAAGAACTTTTTTGGTTTCGTTTTCTCTTATGATTTCATCATTGGTCATGTGGTTTACATACAGTTCATCAAAGCTGTATTTCACTCCATCTTTAATTCCGATCAACTCAATTGCGTGATAGTGATTATACCCGAAGTCCATTCCGGCCAATATTTCGTCAAAATCCTCCAGTGAATATGGGCAAGTAGAATACTCGATATTTCGGAAAACAAGATTACCGATACTTCCCCAATGACCCAAGGCATAGATTTCATAATAAACTCTGTCTTCATATTTCAGTTGTTCAAGCTGATTTTTATACTCAGCGTCGAGAAATCTATTATTCAGATAAGTTGATTCATGTATGGTTATTTGGTTTCGTTTCTCTCCTGGATTATCGAAAAATCTTTTTTTCATCCAGTGCATATCAGATACCGGGTTGAACATTAAAGTCATTTGAAAAGGCTGTTTTGCGAGTCCACGTAGACGCAAGTTCAACTGATTAAAATCCTGCTCTGTTATTTCGGTAGCCTCCTCGATAATAATATCGGTAAGCGGTCCATTGTCGAAAGTAATAGACTTGATCTTTTCTACGTCATCAAGTCCCATGAACTTCATCTGATTCCCGTTGTATTTATTTGTTATCGTTTGGGTAGTTTTCTGTTCTTCAAAAACAGGCCATAGGTTCCAGTCTGAAATACATGAGCGCATCAGCGGTAAAGTAGATGTTCCATTACTTTTCGCAGACTTACGAACTGTTAAATAATTATGTCCCGGCTCTGCCGTCATCCGGTATGCTGCACATCGAAAAGTGTCTACAGATTTCCCGGAATTATGATGAATAATTCCGTTTGCTATATAATTGTGAAAGGTAGGAACTGTTATATCATAGTATACCTGATCCCCCTTTTGTGTTATACTCTTCACATGGAGGATATCAAATGCCAAATTATTCACGTTTTTCAAAAGAGGATATTGATAATATCCGCAATATGGCTGCTGAAGGTATGAGTACTTCTGAAATAGCTGTGATCTATAATAAAACAGCGAAGGCAATTCAAAAAGCTTATGTAAGATACGGTATAAAAGGATTGCCGTCCGGTGGACAATTCGGAGAAAGAAATTCTTTCTGGAATGGCGGTGTGACCATAGATAAGAACGGATATATTTTACAAAGATGCACGGGCCATCCTTTTTCAAATACTGCCGGCTATGTGCGTCAACATAGATTGGTAATGGAAAATCATCTGAAAAGATTTCTTTTACCGACTGAAGTAGTCCATCACATCGACGGGAATAAGCAAAACAACAAGATTGAAAATCTTGAATTGTTTTCCTCAAATGCTGAACATCTAAAAATTGAACTTTCTGGGAAATGCCCGAATTGGTCTCCTCAGGGGATAGAGAAGCTCCGAAAATCACGAGCGAAGGCCGTATTAGTTCGGAAGCAGAAATCCAACCGTAATTAGTTAAAAGCCTGTGCTTTGCCGTGCATGTTATTTTTCTCCCCTCATATGTTTCAATTTCGTATAGAGGGGCTTTTTTATATTTCTTTGGTTTCGATGGAGCATAATCAATTACTATTTTTTCTCCATCCCATGAATATATTTCACCACCACTGAAATCTTTTATTTTTATTTTACCGCTCGGAGTTTCTAAAAGGGAATCACCATGTATACATCCAGCCCCGCCCTTCTTTACGATAAAACGGTTCCTGTCAAACCATAACGGATAGAAAGATTTGTTGACCCATAGTGGTATAGTCGAAAAGTCTATATACATTATTCATCCGGGAATTCTGCTTCGTCTCTCGATGGGGGAGCTCCTATCTCAATATGAGATATTTCTAATTCTTGCTTGTCTCGCCATTTCTTAGGCTGTCTATTTTTTAGCCAGAATATCATCGAAGTAGGATCAGGAGCATAATGCTTTATGGTAGGAACTATTACCGGTTCACCGTTGTTTTGCATAATTTTATCTTCTGGATGACTATATCCGGTTGCCCTTTCAAAGAGAGACCTTTCCACTCTCGCATCAAGATCTTCCTTAGATTGTTTTATGGACTCCGAAAACTTTGGATGTTCTTTTTTCCAAAGGTTTATTGTTGATTCAGATACGCCAAAAAAATCAGCTAAATCTCTATCAATAGCTCCAAGTTGACAGAGCTTATAAGCCTGTTCGTTATACTCAATTTTATAATCTGTAGGTCTTCCTCCAGCGTGAGCCATGGTTAAATATTCGCACATTTTTTGGAAAATTTCAACTGTAATTACTTATGAACACTTGTACACTTTTTTGATTGTTTTGCAAAAGTTTTCTATAGGGAAAAAATTGGCATTTTTACTTAACATTTGTATAGTATTTTTACTGTTTTTTACCCTATAGAAAAACTTTTCAAACTATAGTAAAATGTGTTCATGTGTTCATAAATCGTATCCATTATATTTAATATTATAAATATCTCTAACTATAAACATTACTCTTGACATAAAAATATATTATTGTAAAATAAACATACATTTTTATATATTTTTGAGGTGAAAAATGACTGAAAAGCTCATTGTCGAAATTGATTCTGATCTTAAATATCGTGCAAAAGTTTACGCTGCCCAGGGGAAAAAGACTCTCAGGGAATTGGTTACCGAAGCTCTTATGATCGTATTGTGCGACGAAGTTAAGAAAGAAAAGGAAAAGAGTAAGTTATAAGGCAGGGCGAAAAATGTCTCTATCTGTATACTCCGATAATGGATTTCGTCTATTCCCGTGTCGGCAAGATAAAAGCCCGGATGTTCCGAAAGGAGAATCCTGGTATAACGAAAAGTACCACATAAGCCAAGAAAAAGCCGAGTCTATGCAAGTCTCTGGTGCCATGATAGGTGCATGGGTTCCTGATGATATCATAGTAGTAGACCTTGATCGACATTACGAAGATAAAGACGGTCTTGTATATTTTCATAAGCTGAAAAAACAACTTAATTTAACTGTAGACTTTATCTATGACACTACCGTCGTTAAGACTCGCTCAGGAGGTTTTCATGTATTTTTTTATGTAGGAAAAAATCATGGGATCCGCGGAGGAGCTATAAAGGTCGACGGAAAGGAAGTCGGAATTGACGTTAAGACAAATACCGGATACGTAATTGCATCTGGTAGTCCTGGATATGAATATATATGCGAGAACGACCCGGAGGAGATACCGGAAACTTTGAGGCTATGGCTTCTCGATGTTCGCGGTAAGTCTGATACTAAAGATAAGAAAGAGCGTAATGAATCGAATATAGATTCTAAATATTTGCCAGTTAAAATGCTTGATAAGATTTTGAAAAAAGTTAATGTAGAGAATTTTAGATCCAATGATAGATGGCTTGAGTTTATCACTTCGGTCATAGCAACTGCTGGAGATTCAGATGAAGTTCTTGAGTCTCTTGAAGAGTGGAGCCGTCAGGATAGACAGTATGAGGGCGAAAGAAATATTAGATCGAGGATAAACTCATTTGACCCTACAGGTGGAATTACCGTCGGGACTTTTATTATGTTCCTCAAGGAAGAGGGGATATCTAAATACCTAATAGATCAGGTTCAATCTTCAGTATCAATATCGACTATGCTCGTGTCGGCAGAGAGTGAAGAGTATAAAATTCCTTTTGATGAACCAGATTATTTCGATATCGCTGACTCCAAGGACTCTAACGAATTCTTCCAGACATGCGGAAACTCTGCAGCTAAGAGGTTGATAGTACAAGCTTTTAACGGAAATGTTATTTACGCCAAAGGTAACAAGGAAACATTTTATTTTAACGGATCCCGATGGGAGGTGATGAAAGATTACTTTTCTATTATCTACACTATTCTTTTTCGAGTTGCAAAAATACGATATGCCTCTATGGAAGATACCAAAGAGAACGCTGAAAAGATGTTTAAAATCATCAAAACGATAAACGATACAACATGGAAGACGAAGACAATGCAGGAAGTTAACTCGATGATTAGGGAAGACTATGTCGAGTGGGATGGTCCTGTAACAGCAGAAAGCATTACTACCCGTACAGGAGTGATATATTTTAGAAATGGAAATATAGAGAGCTCCAACGGGAAGAGATCTGAATTCAGATTGAAGTATGTTGATTACAGTTCAGAGGAGATACTTGCATCGTCTACTCCTGTGAAGTTCCTCGAGTTTATGGCTGATATCTTTCCCGATAGGGATACTTTAGATATGGCAGATTATGCTATTTCATTGTGCATAACCGGAAACTCTACAAAGAGGATTTTCCAGATATGGGAAGGGGATGGATTTAATGGTAAAAGTACTCTTATCGATATAATTAAAAAGGTTCTTGAAGGTAAAACGATAACCTACAACCCGAAATTATTAATGCCAGATCGTAGCAATTCAGGGCTTGGCGTAACTCCTGAGCTTTATTCTTTCATGGGTGCATACGCTGCTTTCGGCATTGAAGTAGAACAGACTAACGAGTTTTCTACCGGTGTGATAAAAAACTTAACCGGAGGGGACGCAATAACGGCTAATCCAAAGTTTAAAGATCAAGTTGAGTTTGAGGCAACATGGCAGCTGATACTCGCAGTTAATGACCTTCCGAAGTTCAATGCCCTGGATGGAGCATTTATTGACCGAGTTTTGATTGTACCATTCGAGATGACATATCCGAAAAATGAAGAAGATCGTGAAAACCTTTTGAACAAGGGTATACCAGAGAACAGGATCGGGGTAAGAAAGGATAAGAAAAAACTTCTTGACGAAATACTTTACGAGAAAGCAGCAATAATAAAACACATGATCGA